TATGATAATCCAGATAAAATAAAGCCAAATCATTGTGCTTTATATTTCTTTATTATTGAGCATTGTAACAGGTTAGGATGGAAGAAAAAATTTGGTCTTCCAAGCATGATGTCGATGGAAGCCATTGGTATAAAATCTCATAATACTTATATCAATACTCTTAATGATCTCGAAGAAATTGGTTTAATTATTGTGGTTGAAAGAAGTAAAAATCAGTATTCTGCTAACATAGTTGCTCTATTAAATTTTGATAAAGCACATAGCAAAGCACTTGATAAAGCATTGATAAAGCATGGTACAAAGCAAAGAGAAAGCATGGTACAAAGCATTGATAGTATAGATATACCAATTTACAATAATACAAATATACAAGTTTACAAATCTACAAGTATACAACGAGAAAGTGATTTTAATTTCTTTTGGGATTGTTATAATAAAAAAGTAGATAGATCTAAATGCGAAAAGACTTGGAATAAATTATCTGCAAATGATATTGATAATATTTTATCTACGATAGAAGATTATGTAAATGCAAATCAAGATATTAAATTTAGAAAAAATCCATCTACTTATTTAAATAATAAATGTTGGAACGATGAGATTATTTATCATCAACCTTTAGAAAAAAAAGGGAATCACCAAAAGAACTTTGAAAATTTACTAGAGTTAGAACATAAACTTTTAAAACAAATAGAAGATGGAACTTTTAATAACCCGTTCAGTAGAAAATAATTATTTGACTAAAAGAGAAGATTTAATTTATCAGGCATATTTGAAGCCAGCAATTAAGTTATTAGCAGAAAGCCAAAAAGTACAAATTGCAATGAAAGTAGTAGCATTAGCTAAAGCCAAATTAGGTTTAAGAGACAAAAATAAAGGAGAGGATGAAATGGATATAAAACTTATTTTAACCGATCTTGAGGCATTTGGTAACTATTCAGAGGATGATATAATGATAGCCGTTAACAATGGATTAAATGGCGAGTATTTAAATCAATCTGAATCATCAGTATTTTTTAATTCATCAATTTTTGTACAATGGATTAAAAAATATTATTACGAAAAAAATGAAGTTTTAAGTAAGGTAGCTAAAGAAAAACAAAAAGAAGAAAAGATACCGGTACCAAGTAATCAAGAATTAAAGAAGCAAGCCATTGACACGGCCAATGAATATGCCAAGCAAATTAGATTTTGCGAACAAAACGATAAGAAATTTACGTTTATAGCTGGTGGTTTGTCAATTTTGTTTGATTATTTAGAACAATTTAAAATACCTACAATTTCAAGGGAAGAGAAAATTGAACTTTGGGAAAAGTATTCTAATATTCAAGATGTTGAAGAAAGGAAATTACATTGTAAAACTCAAGGTTATATTAAATTTATCAATAGTTTAGCTACATTTGATTGCCACATTGATCAAGAAGGAAATATTAAACCAAACGAATAATGAAAATATTAGAGTTATTTGCTGGAAGTAGATCTATTGGGAAAATAGCTGAAAGAATGGGATTTAAAGTTTTATCATCTGATATTAATGACTTTGAAAATATATCGTATATCAAAAATATTTTGGAATTTAATCCAAATGATATAGATTTTATTCCTGATGTTATATGGGCAAGTCCTCCATGTACTGCTTTTAGTGTAGCATCATTAGGTCATCATTGGGGGGGGGGGACAAAGGTTATATTCCAAAGACCGAAAGTGCTAAACTTGGAATTGAAATAGCAAAAAAGACAATTGAGATAATTAATTTTTATAAACCCAAATATTTCTTTATTGAAAACCCAAGAGGATTATTAAGAAAAATGGATTTTATGAAAAACTTGCCAAGACAAACTATTAGTTATTGTCAATATGGAGATGATAGAATGAAACCAACTGACATTTGGACTAATAATATTTTTTGGAATCCAAGACCAATATGTAAAAATGGAGAAGCGTGTCATGATGAAGCTCCAAGAGGATCAAGAACTGGAACTCAAGGATTATCTAATGCTTATGAAAGAAGTAAAATACCTAGATTACTTTGTTACGAAATTTTAAAATCATGTTTATAAAATGAAAAGAAAACTAATTTACGGAATTGCGCTGGCATTGATTTGCTATGCTTATTATTTATCGAATAAAAATAATCAGACATTAGAAAAAAAAGTAATTAATAATGATTTTGGAATTGATTCTAATGAAGATATATTTACGGATACAATTGATTTGAGATTATATACGAATCATGGTAGGTTAAAATATGATATAAAATCAAGTAATTCGGAAATTCCGAACACCCACTTAAAACAACAAGACAAATGAGCGATAAAGAATTTATTAAATACGAGCAAGCATTAGCCCTAAAGGAATTAGGGTTTGGTGAAGAGTATTTTGGATACTATGTGATTACCACATTACTTATAACAACTGATAATGTTTATGATTCAAAGGAAATACCCACAATAAAAGCCCCACTTAAACAACAAGTATTCAGATGGTTTAGAGAGAGGTATAGTTCTCAATGTGATATTTGGCAATATGAAGATGATTTATCTTTTGCATTTTCAGTTAAAATAAAGTTTAAAGGTATGGATGCTGAAATAGGTTTTAAAACTTACGAAGAAGCAGAGAATGCTTGTATAGATAAAATTATTTCAATCTGTAAACAACAAAACAATGACACCAGAAAGTAAAGCAATGCAATTAACAGACAAATTTGCATATGATTTTAATGATTTTCAGATTAAACAATGCGCATTAATGTGCGTATACGAAATTATGGAAACTCTTATAGAATTAAACCAAGATATAAGCTATTGGCAAGAAGTAAGAATGCATTTGATTTATATGGGTACTGGAGAACTTGAAGCAAAGGCAGATAGATTTAATTTAAATGCATAACATAAATGAGAAATGAATATGAGCATAAGTTACAAGTTGCAATTTGTCATTGGTTAGATTTTACACAAGACTTTTATTATTTTTCAATTCCAAACGGAGGTGCAAGGCATAGATTAGTTGCAATTAAATTAAAAATGGAAGGTGCAAAGGCAGGTGTTGCTGATATGTTTTGGATGATCTCAAACAAGAATTGGAAAGGATTATTTGTTGAGGTTAAAATTGAAAAAGGAAGCCAACAACCAAACCAAAAAGCATTCCAGCAAATAGCACTTGCACATGGGTATTATTATACGATTGTTCGAAGGTTAGAAGATTGCGAGGAACTAATAAGAAAGTTTAAAGCAAATGAGATTTGAAAGAAAATCATAGGAATGCAATTAAATGGATTGATAAAATGTTAGAAAATCCAACAGGACAAATGCAAATTGATTGCGCTACCTATTTAGATTTAAATTTTAGTCTACAAGTAAATAAGAATAGAATACTAATGAATGATGGTTCTTCTTATCCAGCTTACAGACAAACTAAAAAAATTAAAGATTATTTGGAATTACAAAAATAATTATGTAAACTTTGCGCATGAGTAATAATTTAATAAATCATCCAGAGCATTACCAAAGCAATGGAATTGAAGTGATTGATATAATTGATTCTTTTAATTTAAATTTTAATCTTGGAAACTCGATTAAATATATTTTAAGAGCAGACAAAAAAGGAAATAAGAAGCAAGATTTAGAAAAAGCATTATGGTATATAAATCACGAATTACAAAAAACCTAGTTCTAAAAAATATAAAGTGAACGCAATAGATCATCTTGTTAAGCGACATCGACATTGGATTAACATAGTTCGAAAGTTTGGCGAGTTGACCTACGCAGAGGACATAGTCCAAGAAGCATACATTAAGATTTTAGAAAAGAATAAAGAAATTAATGAGGCTTATTTTTATTACACACTACGAAGCCTAACTGCTGATTTATCAAGAGTAAAAATAATAAAGGTAGAGTTTACAAAGGAAATTGAATATTTAATTTCAGATTACCTAACAGATGATTTAATCATCGAATCAACTAAACCTTATTTTGATTACATAGCAACTTGGGACTATTACGATCAAATGCTATTTTCAGTTTATTTAAAAAAAGGAATATCAATGCGTAAAATGTCAAGAGAATCTGGCATATCATTTACATCAATTTATAACACAATTAGAAATTGTAAAACAAAATTAAAGTTATGGGCAAAAGAAAATCACAAGGACTTGGAGATTCAATAGAAAAGTTCACAGAAGCAATCGGTATAAAGGCTGGAGTTGACAAATTAGCAGAAGCAATTGGATTTGATTGTGGATGCGACAAAAGAAAGGAAGTGTTAAACAAACTATTTCCCTACAATAATCCACAATGTTTATCAATTGAGGATTATCAATATTTAGATCAATTCTTTGGTCAAAATCATGAAAGCATAACACCAATGATACAAAATGATCTATCTAATATTTATTTTAATGTCTTTAATGTAAGATTACAACAGACATCATGTGATTCATGCTGGAGGGATACAATAGGTAAATTACGCAAGGTTTACATGGAGCATGAAACTAAAGAGGAAATATAATGCCAGTAATAAAATGTAATAATGGAAAATGGAGAGTAGGAACAGGTGATTGTATTTATGATACCAAAGAGAAAGCAACAGAAGTTTATGTAGCAATAATCTCCAAAGGTGAGTATGCAGCTGAAGCAAATAAGGTTTCTTTTGACTTTGATGATACATTATCGACAAAGAGAGGGCAAACATTAGCCAAGAGATTAATAACTCAAGGAAAGGATGTTTATATCATTACAAGAAGACAAGAATCAGCATCGGCAGAAGTTTATAAAGTTGCAGATGAATTAGGTATACCAAAATCAAAGGTCTATTTTACTAATGGCAAAATGAAGTGGGAAACTATTAAAAGATTAGGGATTGATATTCATTATGATAATAATAAGGATGAAATTGATTTAATCGATAAGAATACAAATGCAGTAGGAATTAAGTTTTAAAAAATTAATTGATTAATTTGTATTAATATGGATAAGAGAAAAAATAATGGTGGTCATAGTACAAAACCAATTCGAGATACTGATTTAAGATTAGTTGCTAAAACTGATTTGCAAGCAATACATGAAAGATTAGAACCATTTACTGAAGAAGCAATATCAAAGCACGCACAAGCAATTAAAGAGGGAGAAAAATGGGCCATCGAATTGTTTTACAAATACAGATATGGTATGCCAAAGCAAGTCATAGATCAAAACAATACACATACGATTAACGATTTCGACATAAAAGATATTGTGAAATTTGAGTGATAAAATTAAATGATAAATATAAGCCATTATTTTATTCTGATTCAAGATACTATGTAATAACTGGTGGTCGTGGTTCTGGTAAATCGTATGCTTTAAACTCATTCCTTTTGCTTTTAACGTATGAAGTAGGTCATGTGATACTATTTACAAGATACACACTTACATCGGCTCATGTGTCAATCATTCCAGAGTTCACGGACAAGATAGAAACGGTAGGATTGCAGGACCATTTCTATATTACAAAAGATGAGATTATTAATACTCAAACTAATTCAAGGATAATATTTAAGGGAATTAAAACATCAAGTGGAACGCAAACGGCTAATCTAAAGTCATTGGCTGGAGTTACTACATTTGTTCTTGATGAAGCCGAAGAATTAGTTGATGAAGATGTATTTGATAAGATTGATTTATCGGTTAGGCATAACTCAAAGCAAAATAGAGTTATTCTAATTCTAAATCCTGTAACAAAAGAACATTTTATATACAAAAGATTTTTTGAGAATAAAGGAGTGGATGCTGGGTCTTCACTAATTAAAAAAGATACTACTTACATACACACAACCTATAAAGACAATCAAAAATATTTGTCTAATTCATTTATTTCTCAAATTGAAAGCCTACAAGAAAACAATCCTAAAAAATATCAGCATACAATTTTAGGAGGATGGTTGGATAAGGCTGAAGGTGTTGTGTTTACCAATTGGAAGTTTGGTGAGTTTAATCCTAATCAATTACAAACATCTTATGGGATGGACTTTGGATTTTCAATAGATCCAGATGCTTTAGCAGAAGTGGCCATTGACAAAGCAAGAAAGATTATTTACGTCAAAGAGATCATATATGAACGAGGATTAAAAACACATATCCTTGCATCACTTATTAAAGAGAAATGCAACAATGGTTTAATCATTGCAGATTCAGCAGAACCAAGATTAATTGATGATTTAAAATATCAAGGCATAAACATACAACCAGTCAAGAAAGGGACTATTGAATCGGGAATAGTAAGAATGCAAGACTATCAAATTATTGTAGATCCACAATCACAAAACATTGCCAAAGAATTTAATAACTACGTTTATTTAAATAAGGCATCTAAACTTTATCTTGATGCTTGGAATCATATAATAGATGCAATTAGATACAACATCATATACCATTTAGATAATCCAAATCAAGGCAACTATCATATTTATTAAGACAAAAACAAACAATTTACGTTTATACACTATGAAGGTTAAAATATCAATTCCGACATCATTAAGTGAGATTAAATTAAGCCAATATCAGAAGTTTGTTAAGATAGCAAGCGAGAATGAGGAAGGTACATTTCTAAACCAAAAGATGGTTCAGATATTTTGCAATGTTGATTTATTTGTGGTGGCCAAGATGAAGCAGCAAGATTTAAATTATGCAGTTAATCAGATTGCTGAATTGTTTAAAAAGATACCAGAGTTAGTCACAATATTTAAATTAAATGGGACAGAGTTTGGATTTATTCCTAACCTAAACGATATGTCGAGTGGTGAGTACATGGACTTGGATGGTTATATTGTTGATTGGGAGGATAGTCATAAAAGTATGGCCATTCTTTACAGACCAATTAAACAAAAATTAGGTAATAAATATTTGATTGAGGACTATGAAGGAAGTGATAAGTATTCTGAATTAATGTTAGATGCTCCAATGGATGTAGTGTTGAGTAGTAAGGTTTTTTTTTGGACTTTAGGTCGAGAATTATTGAAAAATACGATAGCCTTTTTGGAGGAGAGCAAACCAATGAGTTTAGTGAACAAGCACAATTTGGAAAAAGATGGGGTTGGTATTCTTCAATCTATGCCTTATCACAGGGAGATGTTAGACGATTTGATGAAATTACCAAACTTTCCATTAATCAATGCTTAATGTTTTTAAGTTTTGAGAAGCAAAAGAATGAATTAGAAATGAAAATGATAAATAAAAATAGATAATGAACGGATTTTATTACGTTATACATAAATTAAGGGATTATATCAAAGAAACTGGATTTGTCAATTCAGTTAGTACTGGTGACATCTTCGAAGTTGATTTAGTCAAACAAACTATTTATCCATTGGCCCATATCATTGTAAATAATGCTAGTCCAAAGGAATTTGTTACAAACTATAATATTTCTATTTTATTTATGGACATCGTAGAAATAAGTAAAGATTTACCGGTTAATTTATTTGATAATAATACTAATATGCTTGACATATTAAATGATCAAATAACTATTGCTCAAAGATTAGTAAGTAGTCTAAAACGTGGTGATTTATTTAGCAATTTAATTCAGATAGATGGTGATCCATTATGTGAACCTTTTACAGATAGATTTGAAAATAAGGTGGCAGGATGGACCTTAACATTTGATATTATTGTACCTAATGATATGACTATTTGCTAATGCAACTAAAAAACACAGAGGCTTTAATAAAACGATTTAGGGACTATGTCATTCAGCAGTCAAGATCAAACCTATCAAAGAGCAGAAAGAATAACACAAAGGAGTTATATAATAGTATTAAAGGCGAAATATTAAGTGAAAATAATTATTCAATAGTTGGCTTTAGTATGGCTGATTATGGAATGTATCAAGATCAAGGAGTTAAGGGAAAGAGCAGTTCAGCCAAAGCGCCAAATAGTAGATTTAAATTTGGTTCAAAGTCTGGTCCCAAAGGTGGATTAACACAAGGAATCGAAAAATGGGTAAAACAAAAGGGAATACAATTTCGAGATAAAAAAAGTGGTAGATTTATTTCATATCAATCAACTGCATTTATTATTACTAGAAGTATTTATCAAACAGGGTTAAGACCAAGTTTATTTTTTACTAAACCATTTGAAGCTGGAAAGAAGAAATATATTGATGGCGAGATAGGTCAGGCTTTTGCAATGGATGTTGATTATATTGTAGATTACGAATTAAAGAAAATAAAATGATAATATACGCACGATCTCCATACCTTATAGAGATAAATGAAGCATCACAGGTAGGAAGTAAATTGGAAATATTCCTTTGGAATACCCCTAACTCAATACCTGCAACTGCTACATATACTCTTTCTAAAAAGGTTGCATCTAATTCTCAAAGGTCCACAGTTTATAATATATCACCTTATATAAGAGAATACATAGATAATATTGTGTCAAGTAATGGTACAGACAATCAATGGTGTAATATTTCCATAAAACGATACAAAGAAACATCAGTAGATTCATACACTTTAGTCGATACCAATACTTATGCAGCAGTTGATGGCTACACTAATTACAATGGTGGGTATAATCAAACTAATCCATTAAATAATTATTGTCTATTGGCTGATAATAGCAAAGAAATTCAATATAATTTAGGTAGTATTCCTTATGTAAATGTATTAATTAACAACGCTGTAGGCGATAAATTAGATGTTGAATACAAGGACACTAATAATAACAATGTAATTATTACCTCTGTTTTTGGAACGGGAGTAAGTGCAGGTAAATACATGTATAAAGTACCATTAACCACATCAAGTGCTAACTATAATAACGGCACAATTACAACTTTAAAATATTTTGTAGGTGGCACATTAACCTATTCATCTTTATTTAATGTAACTCCTATCTGCGAAAACAAATATACACCAGTTCAATGTTCATTTATTAATAGATTTGGTGGTTGGCAGTTTCTTACATTTTTTAAGGCTCAAACAAATCAATTAACGGTTTCAAGTACGATATATAACTTGTTACCAAGTGCATTTAACTATAATGCCTACAAAGGACAAACAAAATCATTTAACTTTAATGCAAGTCAAACCGTAACTTTAAACACAGGTTTTGTGCCACAGAATTACTCTGATCTAATTCAAGATTTAATGTTAAGTGAAGTTGTATTATTAGATAACAAGCCTGTAACTCTAAAGACAAATCAAACCAATTTAAAGACAACTATTCAAGACAAGAATATTAATTATACAATGGACTTTGAATATGCTTACAACTTATTAAATAATGTAATATGATTAATGTAAGCATTTTTATTTATGGCGATGATGGCTTGGCAAAAAGACTTGAATTATTTGAGGATGAAAACATATCAATCAATAGTTCAATCCAAAACATTAATGATATATCAAAAGTCTTTACCGATTTTAGTCAATCGTTTACGGTGCCTGCCACGAAGAACAACAATATAATATTTAAACATTGGTACGAAAATAGTTTAGATAGTGGATTTAATGCCACCAAAAGAAAAGATGCTTATATTGAAATTGACACATTGCCATTCAGAAAAGGAAAGATTCAATTAGAAAAGGCAAGTTATAAAAAAGGTAATATTGATAATTACACTTTGACTTTTTTTGGTTCCTTAATATCATTAAAAGATAAATTTAATAATAGGTTTTTAAGGGACTTTGATTTCTCTGCATATAATTTTACATATTCAGGTACAGTAGTTAAAAACAGAGTTACAAGTGGTTTAGCTAAAGATGTTAAATTTCCTTTAATAACTTCATATAATATATGGCAATATAATACAAATGGTACAAGTCAAAACAATTATGACATTCAAAAAAATGCTACTCCAATATCTTATTTAGATTTATTCCCAGCAATGAGAATAAGTAAAATACTTGATGCTATTCGTATACAACTTGGAATTACATTAAGTGGTTCATTTTTAAGTAATGAAAAGTTTACTAATGCTTTTCTTTGGTTAAAAAATACAGATACTTTTGCTCAAAAAGGATCAGATAATAAAATATTTTTTCAATCTAAATCAAGTACTACTGGTACATCAAGTATTTTTGATTTAACAACTAATTCTTTAAATTTTACGCAACCAATTTTGCCAGCTTATGTAAGTAAAAATTACATTGATATAGATTTTACAAGTGGAAGTGGTATTGCATTTAATTTTTCAGTATATAAAAATGGAGTCAAATTAACTGAACAATCAGCCACTACATCACCATCTGGATTTCCGATTAGATTAGATATTTCTTTTGTTGATTCAGGCGCTTATACTTTTTTTATATCTTCAACAACTGCAATAACATTTACATCTGTTTATACCTTTGAAATTAATAGTGGATCAGGTGCAAGCATTGATGTAGTTGCTACACAAAGTGTATCACAAACAATAACAACAACTTTAAATATTGGCGATTATATGCCAGAACTTAAAGCAGAAGATTTCTTTAGTGGTTTACTAAAAATGTTTAATCTTACTTGTTATTCTTACGATGGGATTACATATTACATTGAGCAATTAGAGGACTGGTATTTAGCAGGACAAACCTATGATATATCTAAATATTGCCAAACAGATGAAATAGATTTAGAGAGGGTCAAACCTTATAAAACTATTAATTTTAAATATCAAGAATCTGAAAATATTATAGCAACAAGATTTTTATCTCAATCTGATATACCTTATGGAAATTTAAAATATCAAGTTGATAATGATGGAGAAGAATATTCAATAGAATTACCTTTTGAGAATTTACCATTTTTTAAATTTTCAAATACTAATCTTCAAGTAGGAGGAGTTATAAAAGCTGATTTAAAAGCATACATTCCAAAGCCAGTTATACTTTATGATTATGGTGTAATTCAAACTTTATCAGGTGGTCAGTATTTTCATTTTTTTGATGGTACATCAAGTTCACCTGTTACAACTTATAATTTATTTGGTCAAGATACATTAGTATCGTCTGCCGTTAATACTATAAATTGGGGTGCAGAACAATCAAGTTTTACAGATAAAATTGAGCCAAACTCATTATTCCAAAATTACTATTCAGCATATTTAACAAATACATTTAATCAAAAAGCAAGGCTAATGAAGATTAAAGCAATTTTACCAATATTTCTATTATCTAAACTTGCATTAAATGATAAGATAGTTATTAGGGATAAGAGATACATTATTAATTCTTATCAAACAGAATTAACCACGGGAGAAACAAGTTTTGAATTAATGTCAGATTTGAGAAATATTACTTTAGGAACTACGACAACAACTACAACTGTTGCACCTACAAGTACGACAACAACAACAAGTACAACAACAACAAGTACGACAACTACAACTACAACTGCAACTCCAAGATTTACATATTATAGATGGGATGTAAGTACTTTTGATTGTTCTCAATCTAATCCAATTCCTTTTTGGTCATATACATCTTATGCAAATGGATTTAAGATTATAAATGGTGATGGAATTACAAGATATTTAACTAGTGCAAGCCATAGTAATTTTACAAATCAAATTACAAGTATTGCAAATTCAAGTTGTGCAACAACGACTACAACCACAACTACATGCCCACCATATGGAACTTACTTATATGAGTATTGTGGAGGCGCACCTGATTATAATAAAATAGGTGTATTTGCTGATGGTTCTTGTGGTTCTTATGCTTCTGTCATTGCTTACAATGATCCTGCTTGTGGTTACACAACAACTACTACCACTACAACTACTACATTAGCACCAAGATATACATTCTATCGTAATGATGTTAATACTGGAGATTGCTCAACTTACAATCCAATTCCTTTTTGGTCATATACAAATCATGCTTCAGGATTTTATTACTTAAATGGTGATGGCATTTTAAGATATTTGCAAAGAACTACACATTCTAATTTTACTAATCAAATTAATAGTATTGCAGGTGGCACATGTACTCCAACTACTACGACAACCACAACTTGTCAACCTTATGGAACTTATTTGTATGAATATTGCGATAATGTAAACCATAATAAGATTGGTGTTTTTGCAGATGGATCTTGTGGATCATATACATCAGTTATTGCTTATAACGATCCAGCTTGCGGATATGTAGCACCTACGACAACAACGACAACAACCAGAGCGCCTACAACTACCACTACTACAACTGCTGGTCCTAATTGTCAACAATATACTTTGAACAATAATGATCCTAATTATTCTGATTATTATGATTTCCAATCATGTAATGGTTCATGGAATTATGGTGTAGAATTACAAGCAAATGGAAATATAACTATCTGTGCAAGAGTTGGGACGGTAACTGCTGGAGGTGCTATAAGTGTAAGTTTACCACAAGGTTCATGTACTTAATATGAGATACATATGTTGTCAACCTGCAAATGATTATTATTTATGGCAAATAGAAACTGTCATAAATAATTTCATGTCGCATGGTATTAACCCAAATCAAATAGATATAATATTAGGATATACTAATGAAGATCTAACAAAATGGCGAATCTTGCAAGAGCATTATGCAACTATTAGGTTTTTCTTTTATAAGGATACAAGAGAAAATACAAGTTATATCCCTGCTATCTATTTTAATTTAATGAAGCAACATCTTGCATCTAATCCAGCGTTAAAAGATGAAGTTTTATTTTTGCATGATTCAGACATCGTCTTTACCGGTACTCCAGATTATTTACAATTTGAAAGAGATAAAGTTTGGTATTTAAGCAATACAAATAGTTACATAAACTATGATTATATCATGCAAAAAGGAGAAGATCTCTTGATTGATATGTGTAGGATTGTTGGTATTGATACTTTAATTCCAAAACTAATGAATGACCATAGTGGAGGGGCACAATATATTGTAAAAGGAACAGATTATAATTTTTGGGATAAAGTTGAGAAAGATTCAATTAGTTTATACCAATATTTTATAAATAAAGAACCTTATTATGTTAAAAAGCATGAGCATGATTATCCGATACAAAAATGGACTGCTGGTATGTGGTCATTGCTTTACAATGCGTGGTTATTTGGACATCAAACAAAGGTAGTTAAAGAATTAGATTTTGGATGGTCTACAAGCGATATATCTGATTCGGTTAAATACAAAATTATCCATAATGCTGGAATACCTGATTCTGATAGTGGTATGTTTTATAAAGGAGAATACGTAAATAAATTACCATATAACACCTATTTAGAATTAGATAAGAATAGAAGTAGTTACTATTATTATAACGAAGTGCAAAAAGCAGGATTAAACTCACCATTATTATGAAAATATTAGTTGGATTATTTGGTATTCACTACAAAGAAGATTTAAACCATTGGATGGGGTGGAGGCCAACGGTAGATTATAGGAAATCTATTGAGAATAATAAAGAATTTATATTTAATCATTTTGATTGCACATTTTTTGCATCAACTTATAATTCGCCAATACTTGAAAATTTAATTACTGATTATAATATTGAAAGAATTGTAACTACTGATTTAGTAAATATTCCTAATGATTTAGATGCTAATTGGAGATCTCGAAATAATACATTTAAGAATTTATTAAAATTAATTTTAGATTCTGATTATCAGAAGTTTGATTACATTTTATTAACAAGGTATGATTTAATATTCATGCAAAACATCACAAATTTTACATTTGATTCTAATAGTTTTAATATTTCTTCAAGGTCAAGATGTGGCGATGTATCTGATTTATGCGATGATAATTTTTATGTCATTCCATCATCGATGTTATTAGATTTTTACAATCAGATTAAAGATTTAGATGTTAATATGTGGGCGCATGATTGGTTTAAATATTTAAAACCAATTAACTATTTAATTGATGATTCATTCTATTCGCACGAAAATCCATTCTATTATATCAATAGAAATTAAAGTAAGACAAAAACAAACAAAATACGTTTATGATAAAGAATATATTAGACTTATTAATGATTAATAATCATTATGGAGTTCATGAATCAATAGAGATTGCAAAGGGTAAAAATGAAATTCCAAAAACTTGGAAAAAAGGATTTAGACAAATTAATAGATTAATAAAATGGCAACAGAAATAGAAGTTGATTTAAATATATCCAATAATATTGGTGGATCTATTAAGCAATTAAAAGAGTTAAAGAAAGAATTAAAAAACACAGAAGTTGGGACAGAGGCATTTAAAAATCTATATAATCAAATTGATGATTTAGAAGACAAAATTAAATCTGCTAAAAATGTATCATCTGATTGGGTAGATTCATTAGCAAGTGCTGGTGGCCCAATTGGTGCTTTAGGAACAGCATTAAATAATGCAAAGGTTGCTACACAATCATTTGGGGGTGCATTAAAAGCAACAGGTATTGGATTACTTGTTTCTTTAGTAGGTGGATTAGTTGCTGCATTTAATGACAATGAAAAAGCAGTCAAAAAATTACAACCATTATTTATAGGATTAGAAAAAATATTTAATGGAGTTTTTGTAGCCATTGAACCATTATTTAATACGTTAGTTGATTTAGGCATTAGTGCTTTGCCTATGGTATCAAAAGCAATGCAAGTTGTTTATGGATCAGTAACTGCAGTCATTCAATCATTAGGAAATCTTGGAAGTGCGGTAGTTAAATTTATTAAAGGAGATTTTAGTGGTGCTTGGAAAGATGCAAAAGCATCTGTAACAGATTTTGGAACAAATTATAATAAATCAGTTAAGAATTTTGAGGATGGAGCAAAGCAACAAACTAAAACTGAAAAAGAAGAATTAGAAAAACGAAGATTAGCAAGATTAAAAGCAGAAGAAGATTCAAAAAAAGAAAAAGAAAAGAAAGAAAAAATTCGATTAGAAGAATTAGAAAAAATAGAAGCAAGATTATCATCTATGCGTACCTATGAAGCTAATATTGCAGCCGTAGAAATTGAAGCAGAAGAAGATAGAAAATTAAGAGCAGCAGAAAAACAAAAACAAATTGATTTTGAAAACAACCATGAATTAAATTCTTATGCCACATATATGTCCAATATTACTGCTGTTGATAAAGAACAAGCAGAAGAAAGGAAAAAAATAGCAAATATTGAGGCAAGAGCAAAAAATGCATCATTACAATTATATGCTGATGGATTAAATCAAATAGCAAATGCAATTGGTGTACAAACAGATGAAGGTAAAGCGGCAGCAATTGCTTCGGTTACTATATCAACTTATTTAGCTGCACAAAATGCCTATGCTGGTCAAATGGAAATACCTACACCTGATGCACCATTTAGGGCAGCATTAGCTGCAGGTTTAGCAATTACTGCTGGTTTAGCTAATGTTGCAGCAATTGTAAACACAAAAACCCCTTTGGGTGGTGGTGGTGATGGATCTGGTGTACCTCAACCACAAGCACCAAGATTTAATGTTGTTGGGGCAAGTGGAGTTAATCAATTATCACAAGTTATTGGCCAAAATCAAGAGCCAGTAAAGGCTTATGTTGTTGCATCTGAAGTAAGTTCACAACAATCATTAGACAGAAATAAGATAATGTCTGCAAGTTTAGGATAATGAAAATGTAACAAAATATAAAATATACGTTTATACGTTATGAAAATAATCGAATTAATTATTTCTAATGATGAAGATGGAATTGAAGCCATAAGTTTGGTGGATAGACCAGCTATTGAAAGCAACTTTATTACATTGGCTAAAGAATACGAAATGAATTTGGCCGAAGTAGATACAGAAAAGAAAATATTAATGGGACCAGCTTTAATCCCTAACAAAATGATTTTCCGTAAAGATGGAGAATCTAAATACCAAGTTTATTTTAGTGAAAGTACGGTTGAGCAAGCAAGTCAAATGTATTTAAAGAATGGAAATCAATTAAATGCTACCTTACAACATAAGACAAAAATAAATGGTATGTCATTGGTTGAATCTTGGCTAATTACTGATCCTGCTATGGACAAATCTAAATCATACGGATTTAATTTACCTAAAGGAACATGGATGGTATCAATGAAAGCAGACAATGAAGAAATTTGGGCTAAAGCAAAGAGTGGTGAGATTAAAGGGTTTTCTATTGAGGGTTATTTTGCTGATAAATTAAGTTTAGAGTTATTGCCTGATATTAAAGATGAAGAATTAGTAAGTCAAATTTTAAACATATTAGAAAATGAGTAGAGATAAAACATCAAGTCCAAAGGGTGGGAATAGAGGATGTTTATGTGCAGATGGCACATACAATAGTGATTGTTGTGATGGTGAATTACAATCACAAGGAGTAGGTTCATTAGTTCAAAGTGTTACTACAACTATAACTAATACAAATGCTCCAAGAACAATTGTAAATGTAAGTAATTAAATAAATAAATATATGGAATACAAAAGCACAAAAAATCGAGTAAAAGCAGCATTAGGCTTTCAGATTAATTTGGCGCAGATGACTTTAGAAGATGGTGTTACTATCGTTGAAGCTGAAGAATTTGCACCTGATTATTCAGTTGGAATTGTTACTGCTGATGGTGTTGTACCTATGCCTGTTGGCGAGTACACAATGCAAGATGGTATGGTATTGGTTGTTGAAACAGAAGGTATTATTCAGTCAATTGCTGAAGAATCACAAGAAGAACAAATGCCTGAAATGGGACATCCAAATGCAGAGGCAACTGAAGTACAACCTGTAGCAAAACCAAAACAAGCAGGTAAACCACAAGCTGCTGCTAATCCACAACCGGTGCAAGCAAAGCGAGTAGTAGAATCAGTTAGTAAAGAAACTTTCTTTGCAGAAATTGAAAAATTGAGAACTGAATTGTCATTACAGATTAATGAGGTTAAAGCAGAAAATGAGTCTTTAAAATTAGAGAAAGAAGCATTAGAAATAAAATTAAATTCTCAAGAAGAAGGCGCTGAACCAATTGTTCATAATCCTGAATCAGCAGAAAAAATACAAGGATTTACTTATGGTCAAAATAGACCTGAAACAATCCAAGATAAAGTTTTTGAAAAAATGTTCAACTAAATTAATTTAAATAAAAAATGGCAACTACTACAAGTATTACCACAACCTATGCAGGTGAATACGCAAATAAAATTATTGCGGCTTCATTGCTATCTTCACCTACCATTGATCGTGGAGGAATTGAAGTAAAACCTAATGTACGTTACAAGCAAGTTATCAAAAGAGTTGCTACTGATGCAATTTTAAAAGATGCTACTTGTGATTTCGATTCTACATCGACAATTACTTTAACTGAAAAGATTTTAGCACCAGAAGAATTTCAAGTTAACTTACAATTGTGTAAGAAAGATTATTATTCTGATTGGTTAACAGTAGAGCAAGGTTATTCTGCTTTTAAAACTTTACCTAAATCTTTTGCTGACTTTTTAGTTGCTCACGTTGCTGCTAAAGTTGCTGCAAAAAATGAAACTAATATTTGGGAAGGTGTAACTGCAAACGCTGGAGAATTTAATGGTATTACAACATTATTAACTACAGATGCTGCTTTGCCTACATCTCAAGAAGTTGCAGGTACTACTGTTACATCTTCTAACGTAATTGCTGAATTAGGTAAAATTGCTGATGCAATACCTGCTTCATTATACACTAAAGATGATTTATATATTTATGTATCTCAATCTATTGCACGTTCTTATATCCGTGCTTTGGGTGGATTTGGTGCATCTGGTTTGGGTGCTGCAGGTACTAACTCTATGGGAACACAATGGTACAATAATGGATCTCTTTCTTTTGATGGTATCAAGATTTTTGTAGCTGATGGTTTGGCATCTACTAAAGCAATTGCAACTACAAAATCTAACTTATATTTTGGTACAGGTTTAATTTCTGATTTAACTCAAGTAAAAGTTATAGACATGAGCGATATTGATGGTTCTCAAAATGCCAGAATAATTATGAGAATGACTGCAGGTGTACAATACGGTTTTGCTTCTGATATTGTAACTTACGGAATCACAAATTCTGCAAATTAATTTAAATAGCACCTCATTAATTTGGGGTGCTTATTTTTAACTTTTAAATTCAATCAATATGGCTTGCGATATTTCTTTGGGAAGATTAGAACCCTGTAAAACAGCAGTTGGTGGATTAAAAGCAGTTTATTTTATGACTGAAGGAGATGCAACTGGTGTTACTTATGATGTAACAAATACAGATGCAATTACTGCGATTGCAGGAACTCCAATTGGATTCAAATATGATTTGAAAGGATCAAGTTCATTTGAGCAAACCATTAATTCTTCAAGAGAAAATGGAACTACTTTTTTCACCCAAACTTTAAATTTAAGTTTAAAGCAATTAACTATTAAGGACCATAAGCAAATTAAATTACTTGCATATGGTAGACCTCAAGCAATAGTTGAAGATAACAATGGAAACTTTTTCTATTGTGGTTTAAAGAACGGACTTGATGTTACAGGGGGTACAATTGTTACAGGTGCAGCAATGGGAGATATGTCAGGCTATACCTTAACAATTGTAGGAATGGAACCAGTACCTGCAAACTTTATTACAACTACTTTAACTGCTGCTGGCGTAACGGTTACATCTGGAGTTTAATAAATTTTGTTTGTTTGGGTTGAAATTAGGGAGCAGATGCTCCCTTTTTTCGTTAAAAAGAAAACAAAAAGACTTTTTTACGTTTATACACTATGATCGTTTTAAAATCTACAACAAGCAATCAAGAAGTATCATTTATACCTACAAGAGTAGGTGATGCTAATTATTTATTTATTAAGAATGAAACAACTAATGTTGAAACATCTTATAAGATAAATTGCAAAAAAAAGAGTTTTTATACTACATTTAAAATGGTTTTTGATTTAGAAGAAGGACATTTTTATTCTTTTAAAATCAAATATTATGGAGTAATTGATAATAAATTAGATTATCATTTAGTAAATAACATTAAAGTCTTTTGTACTAATCAAATTGTCGATAATTATTCGGTTAATTCAGGTACATATGTAAACAATAGCGATTCAATAATATTCTATGAATAAGAAAGATCATTTAAATTCACATTTTATTCAGTTGGAGGCATACTCACAACCTAAAATAATTGAATCTAATCGAGATAAGTGGGTGGAATTTGGGGAAAATAACAACTTTTTTCAGTTTTTAATAGATAGATACAATGGATCTACGACTAATAATTCAGTAATTAATAACATTGTTAAGTTGATTTATGGTCGTGGTTTAGATGCAACAGATTCAAGCAAAAAACCGAATGAATATGCACAAATGATAATGCTATTTAGAAAGGATGTTATTAAAAAAGGTATTTCTGATTTAAAATTATTGGGCCAATATGCTTACCAATTAATTTATAACAAGCAAAAGACTCAAATTATTAGGGTTGAACATATACCAGTACAACTTTTAAGAGCAGAAAAATGCAATACTAAAGGTGAAGTTGAGGCTTATTACTATTGTGATAATTGGGAAGACACAAAGAATTATGTTCCTAAACGTATTCCAGCTTTTGGACATGGCGATAAGACATTAGAAATTCTTTATGTAGGTAATTATACAGTAGGCCAAAAATATTATTCTAATGTTGACTATATTGGTTGTATTCCTTATGCTAAACTTGAGGAAGAAATAGCAGATTATTTAATTAACGATGTGCAAAATGGATTTAGTCCAACAAGCATAATTAATTTTAATAATGGAATCCCTGATGAAGAAAAAAGAGAATTAATTTCAAGACAAGTAACAAAAACTCTAACCGGATCCAAAGGCAAAAAAGTAGTTGTTTCATTTAACAATGATGAAACGAAAAAAACTACAATGGATTCTATTCCTTTAAATGAAGCACCAAAGCATTATGAGTATTTATCAGAAGAATCAAGATCTAAAATATTATTAGGACATGGAGTTGTTAGTGGTTTACAATTTGGTATACCAAGTGCAAATGGATTTAGTTCAAATGCAGATGAGTTAAAAAATGCAATTACTTTATTTGATAATATGGTTATTCGATATTTTCAAGATACATTTTTAGATGGATTGGACAAAATATTAGCTTATAACAAAATTAGTTTAAATCTATATTTTAAAACCTTACAACCTTTAGAATTTGTTGATTTAAATCCTAATATAAGTAAACAACAACTACAAGAAAAAACTGGTGTAGAATTATCTTCACATATTGATGAATTAAATGTTGAGGAATTTGGTGAAGACATTGATTTAAACGAATGGGAATTAATTGACAGTAGAATGGTTGATTTAGAACAAGAAGATCAATTAGATGCAGAATTAGAGGCATTAAATAACCCTAAAAAATCTTTAATGTCAAAGATATATGAATTTGTAAGTACTGGAACTGCAAGACCTAATATTGGTTCAGAGCAAGATGGTAAATTATACATGTCGAGGTATCGGTACTCGGGTGAAACAACAGAAAAAAGTAGATTGTTTTGTAAAAAAATGACTGCTGCTAATAAGTTGTATCGTAAAGAAGATATAATGAGGATGAGTGAGAAACCTGTTAACGAAGGATTTGGACCTAAAGGTGCAGATACATACGACATATTCTTATATAAAGGAGGAGGAGCCTGCCATCATTTTTGGACAAGGGAAACCTATAAAAGATTTACTGATCCACGAAGAAAAGGAAGTGAGCAAATAACACCAGCACAAGCAAGAAAAGCAGGTGAGATATTGCCAAATCCATTTGATAAAACAGATGGTAAAGGATATAAAAAAGATAGTCAATTAGTTTATACAAGACCAATTGATATGCCAAATAAAGGATTTTTACCAAAATAAAATATGGCTACTGCATTGTTAATAAGTAGGGATGAATTAATTAAATATACTGCATTGAATGGCAATATAGATACTGATAATTTTATTCAATGGGTTAAGTTGGCACAAGATATTCACATACAGAATTATTTAGGTACAAAATTATTTAATAAAATAAATGCTGATGTAGTTGCCAATACTTTAAGTGGTAATTATTTAATGCTTTTAAATGTTTATATTAAACCAATGTTGATTCATTGGTCAATGGTTGAATATTTACCATTTGCAGCTTACACAATTGCTAACAAAGGAATTTATAAACATGGATCTGAAAATAGTCAAAATGTTGACAAATCAGAAATAGATTTTTTAGTAGAAAAAGAAAGATCCATTGCACAAAATTACACAAGAAGGTTTATAGACTACATGAGTTTTAATAATAATTTGTATCCAGAATATAACACTAATAGCAATGCCGATATTTTTCCAAGCAAAGAAAGTGATTTTGTTGGCTGGGTCTTATAAGCCAAAAAAAGAGAATATAAAGAAGTTAAAGTTATATTTAAAAAAAATAGAAAATGAGTCTTAATTTTAGCCATATAAAAGCCGATACATTTGATCAAGTTAACTTTGAGTTAAAGATTAATAATGTAGCAAAGAATCTTACAGGTGCAATTATAAGGATGCAATTAAGGACTAATCCTAATGATGCCACACCAGCATTATCATTGACATCTGTAGGTGGTGCAGGCATTACAATTACATCTCCAAATACAGGTCTTTTTAGAATAAATTCACAAATCATTGACATACCTGTTTATGATTATGAGTACGATATAGAAATTAAGTTTGCCGACAATACGGTTAAAACATACGTTCAAGGAATATTTTCAATAACCCAAGAAATTACACGATAATGGCAAACGATATTATTGATATAATTGTTACCGATAATTCCGATAACGTACAACTTAATATAACTCCAAATTTAGTTTCAATTAATGTTTCTAATACAAATGGTAATATTATTGGATCTAATTATTATTTATCAAGTAGTTATGGAGCATTACCAGTTGTAGGTGATACAACAACTTTATATGTAACTAATGATACAAGTTTAATGTATCGTTGGACAGGAAGTGTTTATAGTCAAGTTAATTCTGTTACATCTTGGGGTACTATTGCAGGTACATTATCAAGTCAAACAGATTTACAATCTGCTTTAAATCTTAAAGCACCATTAGCATCACCAACATTTACCGGTACGGTTACTGGAGTTACTAAATCAATGGTTGGTTTAGGCAATGTAGACAATACTACGGATCTATTAAAGCCAATTAGTACTGCGACACAAAGTGCATTAAACTTAAAATATGATGCTTCTAATCCAAGTGGTTATACAAATAATACAGGAACTGTAACAAGTGTTGGAGGTACCGGTACAGTTAGTGGTTTAAGTTTAAGTGGATTTGTTACAACAAGTGGAAATCTTACATTAGGAGGTACATTATCATTAACAAGTGGTAATGTAACAACTGCTTTAGGCTATACACCATATAATGCAACTAATCCAAGTGGTTATATAACAGGGATTACAAGTTCTAACGTAACAACTGCTTTAGGTTACACACCAGAGAATAGCGCAAACAAAGGTATTGCTAATGGATATGCAAGTCTTGATGGAGGTGGATTAGTGCCATCAACTCAATTGCCAAGTTATGTAGATGATGTTTTAGAATATGCTAATCTAGCAGGCTTTCCTGTAAGTGGAACAACAGGCAAGATATACGTTGCATTAGATACAAATAAGATTTATCGTTGGAGTGGTTCTACTTACATTGAGGTTTCTCCTACAATTGGAACAATATGGGGTGGAATTAGTGGAACATTAGCTGATCAAACTGATCTACAAAATGCTTTAAATGCAAAGCAAGCAACTTTATCAGGAACAGGATTCGTAAAGTCTACGGCAGGTACAATATCTTATGACACAAATACTTATTTGACTACAAGTTCTGCAACAACAACTTATGTACCTTATACAGGAGCATCAGGAAATGTTAATTTAGGAACAAATAATATAAGTGCAAATAATTTCTTAAATGCATTCTCTAATATTACTGCTTCGGGGACTCAAGTAGTTTTAACAGTTGCTTCTGCGCCTGAAATTGTAGTAAACGGAAGTGGAGGGCAAACAATTAAATTACCTGATGCAACAACATTATCTAATGGAGCATCATTCTTGTTTAATAATAATCAAAGTAGTGGTGCAATATTAGTCAACAATAATAGCAATACGTTAGTAGTATCTGTTCCTTCGGGTGGATATTGCGAAGTTATCTTGATTGATAATTCTACTGCGGCAGGAAGTTACGATAGGCATTTTCACGCACCTGCAAACGTATCTTGGAGTACAAACACATTTGATTATGCAGGTAGTATTACATCTGCAACTTGGAATGGTAACGTTGTTCAACCAAATAGAGGAGGAACTGGGCAATCTACTTATACAGATGGGCAGTTATTAATTGGTAATACAAGTGGTAATACCTTATCTAAATCTACATTATCAGCAGGTACAGGAATTACCATTACAAATGGTAATGGTTCTATTAGTATTGCAACAACAATTACCCAATATACAGATGCTTTAGCAAGGGCATCTTTAAGTTTCACAGCAGGAAGTGGGGCATATAATAGCACAACAGGTGTTATAACAATTCCTACAAATAATAGCCAACTAACAAACGGTTCTAATTATATAACATTAACTTCTTTATCTGCTACATCACCAATTGTATATACCAATACTACAGGGGTTATATCTATTCCTGTAGCAACTACATCTGTTAGTGGTTACTTATCATCTACTGATTGGACTACGTTTAATAATAAGGCAAATGCTTTAAGTGGTACAACAAATTATATTCCCAAATTTACATCATCAACTGCAATAGGTAATAGTTTAATTTCAGATGATGGAACAACTACTACTATTGCAAGTCCATTAACATTATCAGGTTCAGTAACAGGAGTAGGTAATATTTCTAATTATAGTGTTACTGCTTCATCAGGTTCTGCTAAATCTAAAAGTATTACATGTACATTAATTGCTTCTGCAAATAGTGATGTGTTAGTAGGATTAGATATTGCTCCTACGTTTACAAATGGTTCATTTACAGGGGTAACAAATGCAGCGATAAGAGTTAATGGTAATATTCTAACAACCAGTGCAGGAGCTACTTCACTGGGTACAGGAAGTGTTCCTTTTGGTAGTGGAACATTTAACGGTATTCTTTATGCTGGTACATTCCAAGGATATAGTGGTGGATTTTACTTTAATGTTGGAGGTGTTAACCAAGCAAGATTTCATACAACAACAGGAAACTTTACCCTACAAAACGGAGGAACATTCACAGATGCAGGTTATCGTTTAGATGTCTTTGGATTAACTCGTTTCACAGGTACTACTGCTTCAGATACTGCACCTATTGGTTCTGAATTAGCTGCGGTAACAGGTACAGGTACTAACTGGACATTAGCAGGAACTAACTTAAACGTTGGAGGATATACTCATGCAACTGGTTCAACTGCTGCCTTAACAACATCTTTAGCAGCAGTAAATGGAACGTATTATCAGATTACATATACGATAACAGGAAGAACTGCTGGTAGTATTACGATAGCTTATGGAGGAACATCTACAAGTGGTATAACTGCAAGTGGAAATACTGGTCCTTTGGCATCTTCTACTGCTGTTCTTACAATTACACCTACAACAGATTTTGATGGTACTATTGTTCTTTCAATTAAGTCTATTGGTACAAGTTCAGCATCAAGTACTTTTGCTAATAGTGCAGGTACAAGTATAATTGAAGTAAGAGCAGGAAGTAGTACTAGCAATTTTTCAGTAGGGCTAAATACAGGAAGAAGAAATACAACTGGTACAAATAATACATTTATTGGACAAGCA